AAGAGGGTGAAACAATCTATCAAAAGCCAACATTGCCTAATCAGCCATTTAAACCGCTTTTAACTGGTGAGGCAAAGCCAGTTCCATTTACAGGTGCTGAATCAAATGCGGCTCTTTCTTTGTATCAAACAAATGATCCTGTAAAGATTTTCAATAAATTTGGTCAAGCTGGTCTTGATGCTGTCGAGAAAAAAGCCCAAGAAAAAAGACTAGCCGAAAGACCAGTAACAAATATATCTGTTCAAAATCAAATGCAAAAAGGTTTTGGCGAAAACTTAACAGATACCATTACGTCAAATATTAAGGCTGGAAGATTAGCTACTCCGATTCTTGGTGCGGTTGACAGTATGCAAATCTTGTTGGATGAGGGTGTAAAAACTGGTTTTGGTCAAGAAACAATGCTGCAAGTTGGTAGGGTTGGTCAAGTATTCAATCCTGATTTCAATATTAAAGGATTGGCTGGACAAGAAGCATTACAGTCAATTTCAACTAACTTAGTCTTACCACAAGTTAAGCAACTTGGTGTTAATCCAACTGATACTGATTTGAAGTTTATCAACACTGGTTCACCTAGCCTATCAAAAACAGTTGCTGGTAATAAGTTGATGTTGTCTGCCTTGAGGTTAAAAGGTGAGCGTGACCAAGATTTGGCAAGATTTACAAATACTTGGTTGTCTCAAAACACTAAATTGACAACAACAAATCCAACTCAAGCATATGTCAAATTTAATACTGATTTTGATGCATACACACAAAGTAGCCCTCTATATGCACCATCAGCAAATAGACTTAGAGAGCAATTCAATGCACTTGGGTCATCAGGACAACCAAGAGCAGGACAACCAAACGCTCGTGATACTTTGAAGCGTGGCGGTTTAATTAATCCATAAAGGAAAACAAAATGTCATCTCTCAAAGACCAAATTTTAGACTTGCGTGACGAGTTAATGATTGCCAAAGATGAGGGCAAGTTAACTCCTGATGGTCAAAAAATGTTAGATCAACTTGAAACAAAGAGTTGGACTACTGGAGGTTTTGGTCAGTTTATGCAAGGGTTAACCGCTAATTTTTCTGACAGTGTAATTGGCTCAATTAAATCTTATTTAAGTCCTGCACCAACTGCAATTGCAAAACAAGTTGGCATGGCTACACCAGATCAACCACCACCATCACCATCAGATGTTGGTGTTGCAATGGAACGAATTGGTTTGGAAGAATATAGTAAAGAGTCCCCTGTTAAATCAGTTGTGGCAAATATTGCTGGTGCGGCTACACCAGCATTTCTCACGAAAAGACCAATAACTTCATTGCCAGCACAAGCTGGAATTACCACACTTAGCGGTGTTACTGCTGGAATAGGTGAGTCTGAAGCTGAATTGTTTAGTCCTGAGTCTATGAAAAGCGGTGCAGTGGGAGGTACAACAGCATTAGCGATGCTACCTCTCACCAAAGGGTTAGGCATGGCTGGTGGAACTGTTTATCGTGGTGTTGTAAAGTCAATTTTTGACAACCCACAAAAACTAGGAACTGATGAGGCTAGGTCACTAATTAAACAAGCATTAGTGGCTGATGTTGGTGGGGTTGATGAAGCTATTAAATATGTTTTAGAGCGTAAGGGAAAGCCTTATGTTTTGGCTGATGTTGGGGCAAATACTAGGGCATATTTAGATGCCGCCAATACCATACCAAGCGTTGGGAAAGCAACTGCTAAGAACTTTATAGAAGAAAGAGACAAGGGAATATTGTCAAGACTGACAACAGACTTGCAAGTTGCTTTTGGCTCGAAAGCCGCATTCTTTGATGAGTTCAATGCTCTGAAACAAGCACGATCTCAACTTGGTGGCGCACTTTATGAGAGAGCATTAAAAAAAGATATTCCTGTTACCTCTGAGTTGGTTTCTTTAATGGATAGACCTAGCGTCAAAAATGCTTTTGTAAGAGCGCAAGAATTAGCCAAAGAACAAGGAGTTAAATTACCTGATGTACAAGTAGTAAATGGGAAACTTGTTACATCAGATGGGAGTCCAGTTACAAGTATAAACACAACTTTTTTGCATTATGTAAAAATGGGTTTGGATGATGGTATTTTTACTGGCAAAAGTCCAACTAGTGGAATTGGGTCAACTCAACTCAATGCCTTTAAAGACACTAGATCAAATTTCCTTGCGTTGTTAGATTCATCTAATGGCACATATAAAAATGCAAGGCGCATATGGGCATCTGATACAGCAGTAATGGATGCTATGGAAGAGGGTCGGACAGTCTTCAACAAAAGCCCTAAAGATGTTGATATTTTGTTAAACGATATGAAGACAATGACTAAATCGGAACTTGAAGGTTTGCGTCTTGGAACTATGCAAAATCTTTTAGACAGAATAGGTGGGGCGCAAGTGGCTGATACGGTTGTAGGTGCAACTGGAAATCCAGCGTTGAAGATTATCAATAACCCAAAAAATTTAAAAATTATTCGTGAGACTTTTCCTAAAGATGAAGCTGGAGACAAATCTTTTGGTCAGTTCATTAAGAACTTGAAAACTGAAGTTGAGATGAAAAGCACTTCAAAACAAGTTTTACAAGGGTCACAAACTGCCGAAAGAACTCAAGCAATTCAAGATGTTCGTGCTGGCGGTAAAGCTATGCGAGAAATGCCTGTGATGAGTATTCAAGGCATTCTTACTAGGGCATTGCAAAGAGATTATGCAAACTTAGGTGATGAACAAACTAGGGCTGTTGCCACTGAAATGGTTAGAATTTTGACAGCAACAGACCCTAAGAAGTTGCAAAAAATTGGAAAAGAGTTGGCTGGTCGCAGTCTTTACGATGTAATCAGTAAAGATGTTCCAGAACTTTTACCAGCTTTAGGTAGGACTATTTTGAGTCCATCATCTGTTGGCATTATGTCTGGTACAGCCGCACCAAACATCCAAAATGCAATGGGCTTATTTAGCCAATAGGAGATTGAAATTGACCCAATCAGTATTTGCCTCCTTGCGGCAGGACTTGTCAAACAGATTCAAGCTGGCTGTGAACTTTATAAGCAAGCAAAAGAATCTTTTGTTGAAATTAAAGACACAGCCGATCAGGTTGTGGCTACTGGCAAGGAACTTGTTGGCTTCTGGAGCAAGCTACGCAAGTTCTTTGCTGGTAGCCCAAAGCCTCAAGTTGCAAAGCCTGTGGCTAAGTCTAAGAAGTCGAATTATGTCGCTGTTGACGAAACCCAAGTAAAAGTTGATATTGTCAAGAATCTGACTGAGTTTTTCAGGCTTCAAGAGCAGTTAGCGGCACACATTCGGGAAGAAGAAGAGAAGAGTCTGACAGTCTATGACCCTGACCAGAACCACATGGAGGCGGCTTTAAAGAGGGTCATGGCACAGCAAGAGATGGATGCGTTGGTGGTGCAGATTCGTGAGTGCATGGTGTATCAAAGCCCTCCTGAGATGGGCGCACTGTACTCAGAAGTCTTCAACATGAAAGACAAGATTGATGAGGAGCAAACTCAGGCAAGGTTAAGAGAAGAAGCGATAAAGAGGCAAGAGCAATGGCTACGCAAAGAGGAAGAAAGAAACCTACAAGCAAAGCTAGCGGCAGTGGTAGTGACTTCTATATTCCTCCTTTACCTGTGGATGTGGTTCGTGTTCGTAAGCCATTGGGGGAAGAAGTAATGGGTTGGATTGCGGCTTGCGTACTGATTGCTTTGCTTTTGCCTTTGATGGCATTTCTTTATCTTGACATCTTGGAGACTAAAAATGAGGCAAAGTCTCAAGTTGAAAAGGTTGAGAAGTTGAGAAGACAAGTGGAACAAAAAGAGAGGGAGAAAGAGAAATGAGAGTTATTTGTTTGATTGCTTTGACACTTTTGATGGGTTGTGAAGACAGGTTTAGATACCCTTGCCAAGACCCTAAAAATTGGGAAAATGTTGAGTGCAAACCCCCTATTTGTGTTGCAACAGGCACTTGCCCTGAGCAACTTGTTAAACCTGAAATGGAGAAAAAGTGATGCCTACAGTTGGATACAAACAAAATACACGCATGACTGCTGAAGAAATTGAAGTCAGAATTTGGGCAATCGTGATCTTCTCTTTGACCATGATTCTTCTTGGTTCAGTGGCAATGTTCCTGTACTCAGTTTCGTTTGTCACTCAGCCCATGAATGGCATGGCGGCAATTGACAAGGTATATACACAGCAAATCAATACCATCATGGTGTTCATCACTGGTGTTTTGGGTGGTGTGGCTGGTCGTACTGCTGTTTCTGCCAGTGCTAAAGCTATTGCCAAGGCTGATGCTGACGCTGATGATGAGCCTAAGCTGGAAGCCAAGGAATGAGTTTATTCAATCCGTGGGTGTTACTTGGCATCGTTTTGGCGGTGCTGAGTAGCTTTGGTGGAGGATATTGGAAGGGTGGCAATGACGAGTTTGCTAAACAGCAAATGGAGATTGCCCGACTTAACCAAGAGGCTAGGCAAAAGGAACAGGCACTGGTAACAGCGGTGCAAAATCAAGCAACTGAACTGGTAAAGGCAAACAGCAATGCAAAAATTGTTATCCAAAAGCGTAATTCTGACATTGACTCTGGTGCTCTCAAGTTGCGGATTCCTGTCAAAGCGCCCTCCTGCCCAACCTTATCAGCCGCCTCAGATGCCCCCGTTGCCGAGCGATCTGACCCCCCAACAGCCGAACTTCAGCCAGAGACTTCTAGAGCTATTCTCGCCATCGCAGACGAAGCAGACCTCACAGCCAGAAAGCTCAACGCCTGTATCGCCACCTACAACCAAGTCAGAGAAATGATTAACCAGAAGGAGAGCAAATGAACAGTGAACAGTTAGCCCAAGCATTAAAGATAACGCCTATCAAGGCAGAGGAGTGGATAGATGCAATCAATGAAACTTTTGATCGGTTCGATATTTCAACGCCTGAAAGACAGGCTTGTTTCTTGGGGCAATGCGCTCACGAAAGCGGTGGATTCACTGCTCTCAAAGAAAACCTGAACTATTCTGCTGAAGGTTTGACTAAGGTTTGGCCTAAGCGTTTCCCATCTTTGGATGTGGCACAGCCTTACCACCGCAATCCTGAGAAGATTGCCAACAAGGTCTACGCTGACCGCATGGGCAATGGAAATGAAGCCTCTGGAGACGGGTTTAAGTATCGTGGCAGGGGTTTGATTCAGTTGACAGGCAAAGACAACTACAGAGCTTGTGGAGAGGCTTTGGGAGTTGATCTAGTGGAAGACCCTGACTTGGTATCTAGTCCTCAGTATGCGGCTTTGTCTGCTGGCTGGTTTTGGGACAAGAACAAGCTGAACCAGTTTGCTGATGCCAATGACATGACAGCCCTGACAAAGCGTATCAATGGTGGTACGCATGGATTGGATGACAGGGTTGCCAGAACTCAACACGCCATTGATGTTTTAATGGCTTGAGTCGTCAAATAGGTGGAGTATGACCCATATACCAATGATGAGGACTGCTCCACCTATCACCATAAGCAGAATTATGTTAAGTATGTTAGCTAACATTTTTCACCGCCCATTCTCTTTCGTTGCGCCCTGATTTTGACTTAACTGTACGCCCTGTCAACTCAATCAAGTCCATTTTGGACAACTCATTTAAACGCCTTGCAACCTGATTTGAGTCTAAGCCGCTAAGTCTGGCTATGCCATCCTTTCCAAGCGCACCATGAGCCTTTAAAGTGTCCACAATCATGCTGAAATGCTTGGATGCCAAGTCTTTGGCTGAGTCTGCTGACTCGTAGCTGGTGATAGGGTCTGAATTCCTAACCCTGTTGAAGATAGGCAAGTCAAAAAATCTTTTCACTTCACCTCCAAAATGGATGTCATCTAATCTAGTCATCATTCACTCCTGTTAAGTTAGTGGGTACTCACTTACGCTTTCCCCTCCGTTCTAATTAAAACGGGATGTCAGAATCCATATCCTCAATCCTAGCTTTAGGCTTGCTTTGAGGTTGGCTTGGTTGGTCTTCCTTGGGGCTGACAGCTAGTCCCATGAACTTGCCGTTCTTGCCCTCTTTAATCCATGCTGAGAGCCAGAATTCCTGTCCACCCACACGAATGTTCCCTTTGTAGTCGGGATGATTGTCTTTTTCCTTTTTGTCGTTCTTAAAAAGTACGCCACTATTGTCACGCTGTTCCATGTTTACACCTTAATTTCATTGAGTTTTTTAACTTTGTCATCCACTTCCGCAAGAAACTGGATAACTTCACTTTCGAGTTCTGCAATATAGACATCATT